GAGGTCATGGCCTACCTCGTCAAACTCGTCACCCCACCCAAGGGAACCGTCCTCGATCCGTTCATGGGCTCAGGCTCCACCGGCATCGCCGCCCTACGCAACGGATTCCAGTTCCTCGGCATTGAGCGAGAGCCGAACTACCTCAAGATCGCAGAGGCACGCATCAGAGAGGATGCCCCGCTCTTCAACCACGTAGACACCCGATGACGAAGAAGGCCCCATACCAGTACGCAAGCTGCAAGGTTGATCGGGTGCTCGACGGCGACACCGTGGACGTTTGGATCAACCTCGGCTTCTCCACCTTTGTGCGGAAGCGGGTGCGCCTCTACGGGATCAACGCACCGGAGAGTAGGACCAGAGACCTAGAGGTCAAGGCTCTAGGGCTGGCGGCGAAGCAACGGATGATCGAGCTGCTAGCAATGAACCAGACAGGCGAGGAGTGGTTCATCGACTTGGAGAGCCACGAGCTAGGCAAGTATGGGCGGGTGCTCGGCGTAATATGGAATGGAGACATCAACATCAACGAGCGCCTCGTATCAGAGGGGCACGCTGATGTGTACTGGGGCGGGAAGCGATGAGAGAGCCCTGTAACCCTATGCGGACTAGATAACCCTGTGGCATCGTTCCCCGTAGATGGTCAGCCTGATCGCTGTACTGCAAAGAGTAGACAGACGGGGAACCGCTGCACGAAGACCGTAGTCAAGGGCCGAGCCGTGTGTAGGTATCACGGGGGTCTTGGCGGTCGGCCAATCATTCACGGTCGATACAGCAAGGCGATGGGATCTCTTCGCGAAGCATACGAAGAGGCGATGAATGACCCGACCCTCATGGAGCTGCGGGACTCGTTGGCTGTTCTCGACGTTGTGGTTCAGAAGGCAGCGGCTCGGGCGTCTGAGCAAGACACGCCGGGGTTCAGGCGCAAGGCGGCTGCCCTATACAGAGAGGCCCAAGACAGCGGAGACCCGCAGGTAATGGCGAGCAAGCTGGCAGAGCTTGGCGCACTGCTTGAGAAGGGAACAGATGGAGACGCTGCGCTCAAGGCGTTGGGCGAAGCCGTGGAGCGGTTAGCCAAGAGACAGGAGAAGGCGTGGGACATCAGGCTGAGTGCGGCCAATGTCATCAACGCTCGGGACATGGTGGCGATGCTGTCAAGGTTCGCAGACATTGTGATAGAAGAGTCAGACAAGGATGTGGCAACACGAATCATCTCGCGAATTGACGGAGAGATCATGGGCAACGGTAAGACGGCTGATAGGCTCGCGACTGGAGGCGACCCCCTCGGATTTGCCGTTCGGGATGTACCGAGACAGGCCGACCGAATTCATGAGGGAGGTTCTGGGGTGGAATCCCTGGAAGAAGCAGATTGAGATAGGCGAGGCGCTGGTAGAAGACCAGCGGGTCAGCGTGGTCTCATGCAATGGCGCAGGCAAGACAGCCGCAGCCGCTCGACTTGTTCTCTGGTTTGTTCAGACCCGCAGGAACGCAGTGGTCGTGACTACCGCTCCAACATGGCATCAAGTGGGCCTTCTCTTCCGCGAGGTGCGAACAGCGTTCAGCGGCTCCAAGAGAAAGCTACGCGGCGAGATGCTATCTCAGCGATTGGAGATCGCACCGAACTGGTATGCGACCGGCTTGAGCACTGACCGCGAGGAGCGGTTCCAGGGTTACCACGCTGGAGGTTCACAGCCTGGAGATGATGGTGGTCTGTTCGTTGTAGTCGATGAGGCGTCAGGAGTTGCCGATCCGATCTATGATGCTATGCGAGGTTATCTGACAAGCCCGAACAGCTATATGCTTCTCATTGGCAATGGCAACAAGGCGCAGGGCGCTTTCCATGAATCGCATCAGCGAGGCAACTGGAGGCGGTTTTCGATCAGCGCCTATGACGTACCTGAGCACATCATGGACCGAGCGTGGATCGAGGAGCAAAAAGAGCACTGGGGCGAGGAGTCCGCTCAGTACGTGGTTCGGGTTCTGGGCAAGTTCCCTGAGAAGGGCGGCGACTTCCAGCTCATCCCGCAGTGGTTGCTTGAAAGCTCTTCGTCTCAGACGCCCGAAGAATCCCCTGGTCGTTACATCGGTCTCGATGTTGCTCGCGGCGGTGGAGATCAGAGCGTAGCTGTGGTGACCGTTGACGGGGTGGTCGAGGAGGTAGAGTCGTGGGACAGCCGCGACCTGATGGAGACAGCAGAGCGCACCCGAGACCTAGCCAAGAGGCACGGGGTGCCGGGCGACCACATCTGTGTAGATGTCAGCGGCATAGGTGCCGGGGTGGTGGACAGGCTACGAGAGGCTGGCCTGATGGTCGAGGGCGTAGACTTCGGCGGCAAGGCCGAGCACGATTACGACTGGATGCTCGGGTCGGATTCCAAGTTCCTGAACCGCAAGGCCGAGCTTCATTGGGCTGCGAGGATGTCCCTCATCAATGGGCACCAGTCCATCCCGAGCAAGTTCAGGCGCAACATCTGGCGACAGCTCCAGTGGACCAACTACGAATACAACGAGCGTGGCGTGATGAAGATGGAGAGCAAGGACAAGCTGCGAGCAAGGTTCGGCGCATCGCCTGACCATGCAGATGCCTGGATTCTCTCCCTGTCTCGGACATCGAAACGCCAGCGGCTTTTCGTCGTATGAGCGTGGAACGTCTACATATAGCGCCCTGATGTAATTGCGGCTGGTGACTCGTGTTGGCTCATTGCATTCTGTTGTAGCTCTCTCACCAAGATGATTTGCCCAAAGTGCTCCTCGCCGCAGGTCCGCGTTACAGACTCTCGCCCAGTAGATCACGGGGCGTCTGTCAGAAGACGAAGGCTCTGTCTAGCTTGCAACTTTCGGTGGAACACCTTTGAGATTGACGCTGACCAACTGCCGCCTGATTGCCAGAAGCTGTCACGAGACCGAAAAGCCGAGCGGCGTCTACATCTGCGCTGATGCTGCCTAGACTCTTGCGCTCTCCATCTCTTCGCCTCACGCTACCCAAGTGACCTCACGACACAAGCAGCAAGCGCGAGCTAGTCATCCAGGCGAGCCGTTCCAGAGAAACGGATCGGCACCGCTAACAGAGCAGAAGCTGTATGCAGACAGGGACTCTGGCGGGCAGATGTCGCGCTGGATCATGCGCCTTGCTGGCGAGGAGAGCCTCACCCGGCCCTACACTCAGCACCCCTGGGTCCATGCCTGTGTTTCAGCGATAGCCAAGGCAGTCTCCTCGGTGCCTCTTATGGTTCAGCAAAATGTTCGCGGCGAGTCTACGCCTGTGGATACTGGGCCGCTTGCTGATTTGTTATCTCGTCCGAACAAGCTGATGAGCCAGCGCAAGTTCCTGGCGAGCCTGACACAGACACAGCAGCTCTATGGCGAGACGATGCTCTTGATGATGAGCAGGAACGCCAACGGGGTCATTACCTTCGTTGACCCGTCCGAGCGGGTGCAGGTGCCCGAGGAGTTGTGGCCCGTTCGCGGCGACCTCTTGACCGAGGTCATTGATGAGAGGACCAACCTGCCTCGTGCATGGAAGATGCAGACCCCGAGCGGGATGGTTGAAATACCAGCAGAGTCTCTGATCCACATTGCAGAGGCTAACCCATACAACCCCATTCGCGGCGGTGGCGGTCCAATGGAGGCGGCATATCGAACGGCCTCCAAGGACTTCGTACTCGACCGCTATGACGAGGCGCTGCTTCAGAACAGCGGTTCCCCTGGTGGGATCTTGTCTGTAGACGGTCACCTAACTGATGCAGACCAGCGGGCGATCTCTGATGCATGGCGCGAGGCTCATGGCAGGCCGGACAGTCATCGCAAGACTGCGGTCTTGCCCAAGGGCACGAAGTACGATGAGATCGGCTTCAGTCCGCAGGAGATGGAGTTCCAGGCGATGCGGGAATGGAACCGCGAGACCATCATGGCAATCTTCGGCGTTACCAAGCCAATCCTTGGGCTGACCGAGGGGCTGAACTACGCCAGCAGTATGTCGGCCTTCCGTACGTTCTGGGAGGTCACGGTCGTTCCGCTCTTGAACTTCCTGGCCGACGAGTTGCAGACGAAGTTTGTGGATCGGCTAGCGGGGCCAGAGTCCGAGTATGTGGTTGGCTTCGACACCTCTGGAGTTGCTGCTCTGCGCGAGGATGCTGACTCGAAGGTAGACAGAACGCTCAAGCTGTTCACGCAAGGCGGCAGGACATTCAACGAGGCAGCCGCCCTGGCTGGCTGGGATATTGGCGACACTGACCTAGACAATGCAGACGTTGCCTTCATGCCGGGTAGCATGGCCCCGGTCGTTGAAGAGACAGGGGCTCCTGCGCCAGATGATGAGGAGGATGCTCCCGCTGCCGTCATAGAAGACGATGACGAGGATGAGGCCGTAGATAGCGAGGAGCTTGATGACGCAGACAAGGCGAGCTGCGAGCATCTGACGAGAGATGTTGTGTACCCCCCCGGTCTGGAGACAGAGCAGTCTCGGCTGAAGTATTGGCAGGACTGGGATGCCGATATCACGAGGGGCGAGGCTCGAATCGCCAAGGCAGGGAAGCGGGTCATGCGTGAGATCATGCTCGCGATGCGTGCCAAGTTGCGCGAGGTAGCAGAAGGCCCGTGGCAAGACGGGCCGAAGCCTAACGGCAAGGCTGTGCGAAAGGCCATCGCGACTGAGGCTGAGATCATGCGCCTGCTAGACATGAATCTAACAGAATGGGGGGATGCTATGGAGAAGGCCCTATCCCCTCGAATCGTTAGCATGATGATTGAGTCAGCCGTCCAAGCACACGCAGAGATTGGCGGGGCTGGCGCGATTCTCACGGTGACCGATCCCGTGGTCGTTCGTTACATGGCATCGAAGACTATGATCCTATCGAACATCAGCAAGCACTTGATTGAGGATGTGCAGCGAGGAATCGTCCGAGTCTTGGCCGGTGACCCCGGAACATACGGCAGCCTTCGTGAAGCGATCTGGTGGACTCTTGCAGAGTCCGAGGCATACATAAACACGACGATGAAGGGCCTTGGCACTCGTGCATCATTGATTGCTCGAACAGAGACCACGGGCGCTGCAAACTTCGGCAGGCAGGAGCAGATGTCTACAGATGGTATCAAGTCCAACATCTGGCTTGCTCAGCCAAGTGCGCGTGATAGCCATGCCGAGATATCTGGTAAGGAAGTGCCCATAGGCGAGGAGTTCGGCTACGGGCTGCGGTATCCAGGCGACCCGCAGGCGGCTGTGGGGCAGATAGCAAATTGCAGGTGCGTGCTTCTACCGGGCAAGGATCGTGAATACTGATGGAACACCAAACACAAGAGCAGGCCACGCAGGCCATCCTATCTGGCGTTGGCCTTGGAGACGCTGATCTGTCGCATGACCGCATTCGCCAGATCAAGCAATCGGGTGCTCCTCAGTTCCGTGTCATATCGTCTACGCCTGAAAGCGAGGCAGATCGTGTAGTCCGCTTCGTTGCTAGTGATGAGACGCCCGACCGCGTTGGCGATGTCATCGAGGTTGCAGGCTGGAACCTGACTACCTACAAGCGCAACCCGGTCGTTCTTTGGGGCCATGACTCTAGCAACACTCCCCCGATAGGTAAGGCGGTGAATGTTCGCAGGGGCATCGGTCCAAGCGGCAAGTCGGCGCTGCTTGCCAGCGTTGAGTTCGCTCCCAAAGAAACGCACGAGTTCGCTGACACGGTTTACCAGCTCACGAAGGGTGGCTACCTGAACGCCGTCTCTGTTGGCTTTCTACCAAGGACAACGAAAGACATCACAGACAAGGAGCGGCAGCAGTTGGGTATGCCGTCCTATGGCTTGCTGTACACATCAGCCGATCTTCTTGAGATCAGCGTGGTGAGTGTTCCAGCTAACCCGAGCGCACTTGTTACGGGTGCCAAGGGTCTTGTCGATTCCGGCATTCTCCGAGAGCGTGAGGTCTCTCGATTTTTGAAGCAGATCCCCATGAATGAAGAAGAACTCGCCAAGCGTCTCAAGTCAAAGATCAGAGGCTTTGTTGATCTAGGTGCGCTCGGCAAAGGCTCAGATGCAGCCAAGCCTGAAGCCAACGATGAATCTACAACATCTGAGGATGTGCCCGAAGAGGCCCCCAAGACAAGCGAAGATGCTCCCGAGGCGAGTGAGCTCGAAGCGCCGGATGCTGAGTCGGAGACGAAGGGTACATCTATAGGGAACCTCAAGCACATCGCTGCGATTGAAGAGACAGAGGGCACCTTCGTTGTTACATACCTTAAGGCTGAAATGGAGTCGGCTGGGTATAGCGAGGATGATGATGACGAAGACAAGCCGAGCAACATGAAGAACACAGCGCCTTTGATTCAGGGACTCATCGAAGCCCAGACTGAACAAGCGAAGGCGGTAACCATGCTGGTTGATTCAATCAGCGATCTGACCAAGCGCATTCATGTCATGGGTGAGCCGAGCGGCGAGGAGCGGCGTGGATTCGCCGCCACCTCCGATGCTGCTCCCTCCGATACCCTTGAGAGCGTGCGCAAGGAGAAGGCTCATATCGAGCAACTCACAACGAATTTCACCACCGACCTATTGGGTCGGCTGAACAACTTGAGGTGATATCGCATGGATGCGAATATGGAACAGGCCCTAGAGGCACAACTGAAGGCCCTTGGCGAATCCGTCGAGGGGAGTATTGAGGCATGGCGAACTGAGGACTCTGGTCGCCGTTCCGAGCTTGAGCAAACGATCAAGGCCCTTGAGGACGAGATCGGCAGCGTCAAGGAATCGCTGAACGAGGAGCGCCGTTCTCACCTTCCGGGTGTCGAGGTTGCTACTGCTGATAGCGGCAAAGAAGGCTTCTCCCTGGCTCGTGCCTGTCGCGCTATCAGCCAAAAGGACTTCTCTCATGCCCCCTATGAGGCAGAGGTCTTCGCCAACATGAAGGCGAAGGCGATGAGCATTGGCACCGACACCGCTGGTGGCTACGTGGTCCCGGAGGAGGCGATCACTTCTGTGATCGAACGCCTGAAGGCTAACGTGGTGGCCTTTGATCTTGGAGCGCGTGATATGGCTGTCTCTGGCAGCCCGGTCACGATCCCCAAGCTGGCGACCAGTGCAACTGGATACTGGGTCAGCGAGAACTCCGCGATCACCGCGAGTGATCTCGGCTTCGAGCAAATCAACATGACTCCGAAGACCATTGCAGGTCGGGTGATCTTGTCGAATCTGCTGATGGAGACGAGCCAGCCCACAGCCGACTCGATCATTGAACAAGACCTTGCCTCACAGCTTGGCCTTGCTCTCGACTTGGGCGTGCTCAACGGTTCAGCGGGCGGTGGTGCAGGCGAGCCTGTCGGCATCATGCAGACTGCCGGGACGGGAACCTTCACCACGGCTCTTACTACCGCCGCCGCTCCCACAATGGATGAGATGATGGAGGCGATCACGGATCTTGACTCAGCGAACGCGCTTCGCGGTCTGCTCGGCTGGTGTATGCATCCCATCGCATTCGCCAAGTGTCGCTTGATCGAGGTGAACGGCGCAGGCTCCTCTGTCCCCGTAACTGCGGTGAACACTGCTACTGGATTTGCCGACACCTTCTTCGGCTACCCAGTTCGCACCTCGACGCAAATGACCGCACCGACTGGTGGTGCTGATACTCGCTCAATGCTGTTCGGCAACTGGGATGATGTGATGATCGCTCGCTGGGGCGGCTTGCGCCTCCTCGCTTCCAATACTTCTGACGAGGCTTTCTCGAAGGATCAGACTCACATCCGCGCTACGCTGCGGACTGACATGGCCCTCCGTCACCCCGAGTCGTTTACCTACGCTAACTGATCCGAGGAGGATTCAGACATGGGACTTTCAGACGTTGCGGCATTCAAGGCCGCCAAGACCATCATCCCTGCCGACTACGCTGGCGCTACAACGAACGGCGTAGAGGTGGACACGATGGGCTACCATCAGGCACTCATCGTTGTGAACGCAGGAGTCGTTACGACGACTCTCGATGTTCACATTGAAGCTGCGACCACGAGCGGTGGATCCTTCGTCGATGTAACTGGAGCCGCCTTTGACCAGATCCTAGCCGCAGGCGACGAGAAGGTTGTGGTGGGTCGAATCAACCTCGACGGCACCAATCGCTACAT